ATGAGCGATAAGCAGACTGAAAAGACCATTCAACTGGATACCCCCATCAAGCGCGGTAAAACAGAAATCACCGAAATTGTGCTGCGTAAACCGCAGTCCGGTGCGCTGCGCGGTACACGCCTGCAGGCCATTATGGATATGGATGTAAACGCGATGATGACCGTGATCCCCCGCATCTCCAGTCCGGCACTGACTGCACAGGAAATTGCAGAGATGGACCCGGCAGATCTCACTGCCATGTCGGTTGAGGTTGTCACTTTTTTGTTGAAGAAGTCGGTGCTTGCCGGTTTACCGACAGCCTGACGGTTGACGATCTGGTGGCAGATATCGCCACCATTTTTCACTGGCCGCCATCCGTTACTGACGTTATGCCGCTGACCGAAGTGCTGGAATGGCGGTATAAAGCGATTCAGAGAAGCGGGGCCAACGATGAGTGATAACAACCTGCGTCTGCAGGTCATTCTTAATGCGGTTGACAAGCTTACCCGCCCATTTCGATCTGCGCAGGCCAGTTCAAGAGAACTGGCTGCTGCTGTCAAAAAATCCCGCGATGCAATAAAGCAGCTTGATCAGGCCGGGAGCAGTCTGGACAGCTTCCGAAAGCTGCAGGCAGAAAATCAGAAATTAGGCGACAGGCTGAACTATGCCCGCCAGCGTGCAAATTTGCTCAGTCAGGAACTGGGAGCGATGGGGCCGCCTTCGCAACGTCAGGTTGTTGCTCTGGGCCGTCAACGGCTGGCTGTTCAGCGCCTGGAAGAACGCCAGAAAAAGCTGCAGCAGCAGACGGCGCTTGTGCGTGCTGAACTGTACCGGGCGGGAATTTCTGCGAAAGACGATGCGGGAGCAACTGCCCGTTTAGCCCGTGAAACATCACGTTATAACCAGGAACTTTCGAAACAGGAGGCGCGGCTGAAGCGACTGGGGGAAGCTCAGCGCAGGATGAATGCAGCGCGTGCCAGTTATGCCCGTTCGCTGGAGGTGCGTGATCGTATTGCAGGTGCCGGAGCCACCACCACGGCTGCAGGGCTGGCAATGGGCGCACCAGTGATGGCGGCAGTAAAAAGCTATACCAGCATGGAAGATGCCATGAAAGGTGTGGCAAAGCAGGTCAATGGTCTGCGTGACGATAATGGCAACCGCACTGCACGTTTTTATGAAATGCAGGATGCCATCAAGGCTGCCAGCGAACAGTTGCCGATGGAAAACGGTGCGGTGGATTTCGCTGCACTGGTTGAAGGTGGTGCGCGCATGAACGTCGCAAACCCTGACGACAGTTGGGAAGATCAGAAACGTGACCTGCTGGCCTTCGCCAGTACGGCAGCAAAGGCGGCAACAGCCTTTGAGCTGCCAGCGGATGAACTGTCAGAAAGTCTGGGGAAAATCGCCCAGCTCTACAAAATCCCCACCCGCAATATTGAACAGCTCGGCGATGCGCTGAACTATCTGGATGATAACGCCATGTCGAAAGGGGCAGACATCATTGATGTGATGCAACGTCTGGGCGGTGTGGCTGACCGTCTGGATTATCGTAAAGCGGCGGCGCTGGGTTCCACCTTCCTGACACTGGGCGCTGCGCCAGAGGTTGCAGCCAGTGCAGCAAACGCGATGGTGCGTGAATTGTCCATTGCCACCATGCAAAGCAAGAGTTTCTTTGAAGGGATGAATCTGCTGAAACTCAATCCTGAAGTGATTGAAAAGCAGATGACGAAGGATGCGATGGGAACCATCCAGCGCGTGCTGGAGAAGGTAAACGCGCTGCCGCAGGACAAGCGCCTGTCTGCCATGACTATGTTGTTTGGTAAAGAGTTTGGCGATGACGCGGCGAAACTGGCAAACAACCTGCCGGAACTGCAGCGTCAGTTAAAACTGACAGCGGGCAATGATGCGCTCGGCTCCATGCAGAAAGAATCCGACATTAACAAGGATTCACTTTCTGCGCAGTGGTTGCAGGTCAAAACCGGAGCGCAGAACACCTTCAGCAGTCTGGGCGAAACGCTGCGCCAGCCGCTGATGGATATTCTGTACACGGTGAAAAGCGTCACGGGGGCGTTGCGTCGCTGGGTGGAAGCTAACCCGGAACTGACAGGCACACTGATGAAAGCATCGGCTGTTGTGGCTGCGGTTACCGTCGGCCTAGGCACCTTAGCGGTGGCGATGGCTGCAGTGCTGGGGCCGCTGGCAGTGATCCGTCTGGGATTCTCTGTGCTGGGTATCAAAACGTTACCTTCCGTTACGGCAGCAGTAACTCGAACCAGCAACGCGTTGTCCTGGTTGGCTGGCGCTCCACTGGCACTGCTGCGACGCGGGCTTGCTTCATCGGGCAACGCCGCAGGTTTACTTACTGCGCCGTTGTCGTCTTTGCGCCGCACGGCATCACTGACGGGAAATGTCCTGAAAACTGTAGCAGGTGCGCCAGTTGCACTTTTGCGGTCTGGATTATCCGGTTTACGTGCTGTTGCTGTGATGTTTATGAATCCTCTGGCGGTACTGCGCGGTGGACTGGCCGCCGCAGGCACGGTGCTGCGAGTACTGGCATCTGGTCCACTGGCGATGCTGCGCGTTGCCCTGTATGCCATATCTGGTCTGTTAGGTGCTCTGCTCAGTCCGATAGGTCTTGTGGTTACTGCACTGGCGGGCGTGGCGCTGGTTGTCTGGAAATACTGGCAACCCATCACCGCATTTCTCGGTGGCGTGGTGGAAGGATTCAAAGCGGCGGCAGGTCCCATCAGTGCAGCGTTCGAACCGCTTAAGCCCGTGTTCCAGTGGATTGGCGACAAAGTGCAGGCGCTGTGGGGTTGGTTTACTGATCTGCTGACGCCCGTTAAGTCGACCTCTGCCGAACTGCAGAGCGCAGCGGCAATGGGGCGGCGATTCGGGGAGGCACTGGCGGAAGGGCTGAATATGGTCATGCATCCGCTGGACTCCCTGAAATCCGGCGTTTCCTGGTTGCTGGAGAAGCTCGGCATTGTCAGTAAAGAGGCCGCAAAGGCAAAACTGCCGGAAAGCGTGACGCGTCAGCAACCTGCGACGGTGAATGCAGACGGTAAAGTGATGATGCCATCGGGTGGTTTTCCATCATGGGGATATGGCTTTGCGGGGATGTATGACAGCGGCGGGTATATCCCGCGCGGGCAGTTTGGCATCGTCGGTGAAAACGGACCGGAAATTGTTAACGGCCCGGCAAATGTGACCAGCCGGAGAAATACAGCTGCACTGGCTGCCGTTGTTGCCGGAATGATGGGCGTTGCTGCCGCGCCAGCAGAGCTTCCACCGTTGCACCCCTTGGCACTTCCCGCGAAAGGTGGAGAAGCAATTGTGAGTCGCGCAGCCACTGTGCCGCTCGTTCAACGGATTGAGGCACCGACGCAGATCATCATTCAGACGCAGCCAGGACAAAGTGCGCAGGATATTGCGCGGGAGGTGGCACGCCAGCTTGATGAACGTGAACGCAGGCTGAAGGCAAAAGCCAGGAGTAACTACAGCGATCAGGGGGGATACGACGCATGATGATGGTGCTGGGATTGTACGTGTTTATGCTGCGCACCGTTCCGTATCAGGAACTGCAGTATCAACGCAGCTGGCGACATGCGGCAAACAGTCGGGTAAACCGACGTCCGTCCACGCAGTTTCTGGGACCGGAAAACGACATGCTGACGCTTTCCGGTGTTCTTATGCCGGAAATAACAGGCGGCAGGCTGTCGTTGCTGGCACTGGAGCAGATGGCAGAACAGGGGAAAGCATGGCCCCTGATTGAAGGCAGCGGCACGATTTACGGCATGTATGTGATTGAGGGACTGAATCAGACTAAAACGGAGTTTTTCCGCGACGGTATGCCGCGCCGGATTGAGTTCACCCTGTCGCTCAAACGAGTGGATGAATCCCTGTCCGATATGTTCGGTGATCTCAGTGCGCAACTGAATAATCTGCAGGACACGGCAACGTCTGCCTTAAGCGATATCAGTAAAACGGTGGGAGGGCTGCTGTCGTGAATTTCAGCTCTGAACTGCTTAACAAAGGCAACAAAACTCCCGCATTCAGCATCAGTATTGAGGGCAGGGATATCACCACTGTGCTGGATAACCGCCTGATGAGTTTGACGCTGACGGATAACCGGGGCTTTGAAGCGGACCAGCTTGATCTGGAGCTGGATGACGCTGACGGAAAAATCGTGCTGCCGCGCCGTGGTGCGGTTATTACGCTGGCGCTGGGCTGGAAGGGGCAGCCGCTTTTCCCGAAAGGGGCATTCACAGTGGACGAGATTGAACACACTGGCGCACCGGACCGCCTGACTATCCGGGCGCGAAGTGCTGATTTTAGGGAAACGCTGAATACCCGCCGTGAAAAATCGTGGCACAAGACCACTGTCGGGGAAGTGGTGAAGGAAATAGCCGCGCGTCATAAGCTGAAGATGGCACTGGGTAAAGACCTGTCGGATAAGCCCGTGGAGCATATAGACCAGACTAATGAGAGTGACGGCAGTTTTCTGATGCGGCTGGCGCGCCAGTACGGTGCCATCGCGTCGGTGAAAAATGGCAATCTGTTATTCATCCGGCAGGGACAGGGCAAAAGCGCCAGCGGTAAACCACTGCCGGTGATCTCAATCACACGTAAGGACGGCGACAGTCACCGCTTTACCCTGGCAGATCGCGGAGCCTACACGGGCGTAATTGCCAGCTGGTTGCATACCCGCGAACCCGCGAAGAAAGAAAGCACCACGGTGAAGCGTAAGCGCAGGACTAAGAAGCAGAAGAAAGAGCCGGAAGCGAAGCAGGGCGATTACCTGGTGGGTACAGATGAAAACGTGCTGGTACTTAATCGCACCTATGCCAACCGGAGCAACGCCGAACGGGCGGCGAAAATGCAGTGGGAACGCCTGCAACGCGGCGTTGCGTCATTCTCGCTACAACTGGCAGAAGGTCGGGCAGATCTCTACACGGAAATGCCAGTGAAAGTCAGTGGCTTTAAACAGCCGATAGATGATGCGGAATGGACCATTACGACTCTGACGCATACTGTCAGCCCGGATAACGGTTTTACGACCAGTTTGGAGCTTGAAGTGAAGATTGATGATTTCGAAATGGAATGATTCTTCGCAATGGAGAACTTTTAAGTTTTCAAAATGGAATAATGCGGTATCATTATTGTGAATTTAGCAAAAATGGGGAGAACTCGAAAAATGATGATTTGCCCACTGTGTGGAAGTGCCGCCCATACTCGCAGCAGTTTTCAGGTATCTTCATTGACCAAAGAGCGTTACAACCAGTGCCAGAACATTAACTGCAGCCATACTTTTGTTACCCATGAAACTTTTGTTCGTTCGATTGCAACGCCAAAAGAGTCAAATCCGGTTCAGCCGCATCCAATGAAATCAGGACAGGTGGCGCTCTCTCTTTGACGCTGCCGCCATTTTGTCGCCATCGTTAAAAAACAGTGTTTCTAACATCATGATTTTAAACAGCTTAAATTTCAGGCAACAAAAAACCCATCAACCTTGAACCGAAATGGCGGGGTTGATGGGCTCCACAAAATGGGGACATCAAAGAAAAGCAGTGGCACTAATTAAGACTGATGCCCTGCGGAAAAGTTCTGCGGTTGTGCAAAAAAATTTCATTTTCAGGGCAACTTCAGTT